TGATAGACGTACCGCAATTTCTAAAACTGCGGATGCTGTTATTGTTCCCATGCTTGAAGAGGTGGCTTAATGACGTTACAAGTTGACTTATCAAAATGTAAAGAAACCAAAATAAAAAAATCAATTGATGCTTTTACTTTTGGAATGTATGCGTGGAATATTGGAATGCCAGTTATCACGGAAGAGAACTACCAAGAATTTTACCAGCGTTTAAGGCTCTATTTGTTCGCTTATAGGGAGAAACAATTTCTAACCTTGAACCAAGTAAAACAATTAATTGGTGCTTGGACTAATGTTACCTATATGAGCCAGTCTAAATTTTTGAATCATCATTTTAAAAATTCATTGACTGAACTTGAACGGGAAAACATCTCATTCAAAAGGGTGGCTTAAATGGAACGTCAATCTACTTTAATTGAAGAGTTGCAAAAAGCAGTACCTGCGGAAGTGATGAGAACCTTACCCATTGAGGAACAAGGTTTATATTTGAACTTCCTATTGTTACAAGTCCTTAAGGAAAAGGACATTAACTTAAATAACGCTGAGGGAGGCAGTAAGTAATATGTCATATGCAGACTTAACTATTCACGATGTAAAAAGCGTGGATGTTCTCAAAAGAGAAAATAAAGATAAGGACGGGAATGTTAAATTCACAACCTTAAAAATAGAAATGGCTGACAAAAAAGGTGAACGCTATACCTTAACCGCATTTCTAAATGACGGCGATGAGGGTTACAACATTAACCTAGTCTAAATCTATAAAGCCTGTACCGGTTCTTGTGAGCTGGTACGGGCTTTTTTTTTTGCCCGTGATAAGTTCGCACGCAGTGAATTCAGAATTGTAATAAGCTTGGCCGGGGAAATTCTATCTGGGCTTTTTTAAATTTAGCAGCACTGCCCCATAAAAAAATATATTGCGAGCTGACACTTTTTACGGAACCTGAGCAAGCTTTGTAATGGAATGTTGATTTAATCACGTTCTTTTTTAGGCGTGTTAAGAATGTTTTTTTAACTTTATACGCTTTATACGTCTTCTTATTGCTTGTTAGCCAGTGGCAATGCATCCTTTAAACGTATAAAGACGTATACAGCTTGATACGTCTTTTTAATGTGGTGATGTCAGGAACGTGATAAGGGCGGGGCAGGAGCCACCCCCCACGCCCCCCCTATACATGCACATACACGCACATTTTGAACCAAATATGGTTGGTAAGTAGGTTAGGGACGGGACTATAAAGTACTGATAACACGCATAAGAATGCTTGTTACGCTTAATCAGGGATATAAAGGTAGAGTAGGGTTACTCTATATTGAACCGGGGGGACCGTATATACTTATTATACATATGAATTCCTATTCTGTCAAGCCCTGCTTAAAAATAAAGTAACTATTTACTCTTGACAAAGCCGTAAATAGGGTATATAATATTAAACATGAGCTACTTACCTAGAGAAGTTAAAAAAGAAAAGAAACTAACAGAAAAACAGCAATTGTTTTTAGATAATATTATAACAACAAATGGAGACTTATCAAGGGCAGCAGAACTAGCGGGCTACGCAGGAAATCATCATCAAGTATTAAAAAGTTTAAAAGAAGAAGTGATTGAAATAGCCTCAGATGTACTTGCTCGTTCTGCACCCTCCGCAGCTTTTAAGTTGATGGAGGTGTTAAACTCTGACAGACCCGTGCCACAAGCTAACGTAAAGTTACAGGCAGCTCAGACAATTCTTGATAGGGTTGGTTTAGGTAAACAAGATAGAATGGAAGTTAATCATAACGTTGGGGGCGGGATTTTTATTCTTCCAGAAAAACAAACCATAGATATTGTAGCAGAAGATGGAGATTATGAAGAAGTATCTGAATAATTTAATTAATTTTATTAAACATAATCCTATAGATTCAATGTTAGTCTTTATAGCTGGGTGGTGTATAGGATTAATAATACAATGAAGATATTTTTAACAGAGATAGAGGCTTATGGCACGACCTTTGCAGGTCCTAATATCGTAGCTTCATCCTTTGAACAAGCAGAACTAGCTGCAGCCCAGAATCACTTAGTGGTTGTTGGTGAGTTAGACAGCATTTATGTTGATGATAAGCTAGAAAAAGAATATTTAAATACAATACCTCAAAAAAAAGATAGGATAATACACTAATGTTATTAGAAAGATTACAATTTAGAAAGGGCGGTTCAACTGTAAACGCTGCAGGGAACTATACACAACCAACCAAACGTAAGAAGATATTCCAAAGAATTAAAGCACAAGCTTCGCACGGTACTGCAGCCGGTAAATGGTCTGCACGTAAAGCTCAAGCCTTAGCTAAAGCTTACAAGAAAGCTGGTGGTGGTTATAAGTAATGTTAAAGAAATCACAACAATCGTTAAAAGACTGGAGCAAACAAGACTGGGGAACTAAGTCTGGGAAGAAGTCCAGTGAAACTGGTGAAAGATATCTTCCTAAAAAAGCTAGAGAAGCTTTAACTGATTCAGAATACGCAGCTACCACGGCAGCAAAACGTAAAGACAAAGCTGCAGGTAAGCAACACTCTAAACAACCTAAGAAGATTGCAGAGAAAACAAAGAAATTTAGAATGGCTAAAGGTGGTAAGGCTGATGGAAGATTAAAACGAGCAGGAGTTAGTGGTTACAACAAACCTAAGCGTACTCCTAATCATCCCACTAAGTCACATATTGTTGTAGCTAAATCCGGCAGTACAATTAAAACTATTAGATTTGGACAGCAAGGTGTAAGTGGTGCTGGTAAAAGCCCCAAGTCAAAAAGTGAAAAGGCTAGACGTAAATCATTCAAAGCTCGTCACGCTAAGAACATTGCCAAAGGTGTATTGTCTGCAGCATACTGGGCTAATAAAGTTAAATGGTAAAAAAGTTAATAGTCTTGTGTTTGTTATTGAGCTGTGCTCAAACGTCTATAGTTGAGATAGTTCCAGATACAAATCAAAAAGAATGGAACGATAAGTACAATCCTAATGACTGGCGTAAACAATTTGAAAAGTGTAAAGCCATTCATTATGCTCCTTATCCTGAAGAAATAGTATTAGAAGAATGGCATAATTGTATGCAGGAAAAAGATTATGGGTAAACAAATAGGCAGTGACGAAAAACCTTTTACGTTTAAATCACCCATATATAAAAATACACACGGAAGCAAAGGTGCTAATCCTAGACCCGGATTCTATACACAAGACTATAGAGATAACTGGGATAGAATATTCGGTAAAAAGAAAGCCGAGGATAGTCCAAAAGAGGACTAGGAGAATAATAATGACAATGATTAAAGAATGGTTAGACAAAGTAAAGAAAGCTTATAGTAAGTTATTCAAGAAAGCTCTAACCCCAAAGAAACAACCAAAGAGGAAAACAAATGTTAAAAGAACTGCTAGAAAAAAAAATAAATAGTATTATTGAAACCAATGACCTAACAGATATGCAAGTCTGGGGTATGTGGTGTGGTATAGGTTTTATATCAGCTTTTATAATTATGTGGATAATCTAAATGTTATTACCTGACGGATATATCAAACGTAAAACATCTACGATTCCTTTTGGATATGAGTTTGATGATTTAACTGGATATTTAAAACCAATAGAAGAACAAATAATTGCTTTGAGCGTAGCTGAAGTTATGGTACAAGATGAAGAAATATCTTTAAGAGATGCTGCAGATTGGTTACATGTAAAAACTGGCAGATATATTAGTCATGTAGGTTTAAAAAAACACATAGATAAATTAAATAGTGAGCTTTAGTAATTGAAAACATATGACTGGGAAATACATCCGGATAATTATTTAAAAGATATTGAAGGTAATTTTGTTTTAAAAAAAGACGGAACGCCTAAAAAGAAACCCGGAAGACCTACCGGTACTACTTTAAAAAATAAATTAATTACTAATAAAGCTGCAAAAACATCAGCAAAACGTTCTGTTAAAAACAAAGAAAAAAACATACAAAAGCTTGAAACGGCTTTGTATAATAAACGTAAAGCGTTAGCAAAACAGAAAAAATTATTAGGTGAAGTAGAGTCTACATCAGATAAAAGTGAAAAAGTTTTTACAACCAATGACTTAGAAAAATTACCTATTACAGCAAAAGAACATATTCTTCAAACAGAGAATGTGTTATTCCACGCTAACGAAGGTCCTCAGACAGACTTTCTTGCTGCCGGTGAGAAAGATGTGTTATATGGTGGAGCTGCTGGTGGTGGTAAATCTTTTGCCATGATTGTAGACCCACTACGGTATTGTCACAAGAAAGCACATAGAGCTTTAATCCTTAGACGTTCTATGCCAGAACTTCGTGAGATGATTGACAAGTCTCGTGAGTTATACCCACAAGCATTTCCCGGTGCTAAGTTTAGAGAAGTTGAAAAGCTTTGGAACTTTCCAAGTGGTGCAAAGGTTGAGTTTGGTTTCCTTGAGAGAGATGCAGACGTATACAGATATCAAGGACAATATCTCCTCTCTC